ACGCCTCCTGGGGCATTGTAGAAGGTGCAAATTGAGCGTAACGTTTTTAGCATCATTCCCGCCGATCCAAAGCGCCATAAAAATCTATGGCAGCGGCGACGGTATGCGGGTACAGTTTGACATACCAGAGAGCGAAATGGGCAACGCGGTTGAGTTGTTGACAATGCGGCAAGCGGTGTTGCGCGTCACGGTTGAGATAGAGAGCGAGCCGCAACAATCCGAGCGCAAAAAGAAAAAGGTTGGGTTTTGATGGCGCTATCCGATAAGCAAGCGGTTTTTGTGGCTGAATACCTTAGATGCTTCAATGCATCTGAGGCGGCTCGCCGCGCCGGTTACTCGGATAAGTGGATAACTACGAATGCCACCAAAATACTACAAAATACTAGTGTGAAAGAAGCTATAGCCACAGCTTTGCAAGAAAAGGTTATGGGGGCCGATGAGGCGTTGGCGCGTATGTCGGAGATTGCGCGGGGCGCTCAGGCGCGTTACATCATTGTGGATGACGACGGGCCGGGGGTTGATATTGAGCAAATGATTGCCGACGACAAAGCGCACCTGATAAAATCCATAACGCCCACACAGTACGGCGTCAAGATTGAGTTCTGCGATATGCAGGCGGCGCTAAACACCATACTGAAAGCGTCGGGGGTGCTGGTTGACCGCAGCCTGAATGTGAACCTTGACAATTTAACCGATGGCCAGCTTGAGCGCATAGCCAGGGGTGAAAATGTTCTCGGCGTCATTGCCAAGCAGGGCTGAGGCGCTGCTTAGACTGCGCCGGCGCAGAGATAGCAATTCGGCAAGCAGCGATCCGCGCAATAGGTTTGTTGAAAAGTATTACGATGACCCGGCAGCTTTTAGCCGTGATTGCTTCGTGGATAAGTTGGCGGATTATCAAGATGAAATCTGCGCTGCGCTGCAATTGCGCAAGCGGGTAGCGGTCAGAGGACCGCACGGTTTAGGGAAAACTGCCATTGCCGCCCGCGTAATTTTATGGTTTGCACTTACCCGCGAGGCCGCTGGTTATGACTGGAAGATACCCACGACGGCCAGCGTTTGGCGGCAACTCGACAAGTTTCTATGGCCAGAAGTCAGGAAGTGGGCGCATCGTATCAACTGGAACGCCGTCGGCTGGCGTGGCCCTCTCGAAGATCACAAGGAATTGCTTGATCTGAGCGTAAAGCTGAATTGCGGTGAGGCGTTTGCCATTGCCAGCGATAAAGCGGATTTGATCGAAGGCGCGCACGCTTCGCAGCTTTGCTACATTTTCGATGAGGCTAAGACGATTGCTGACGCTACCTGGGATAGCGCCGAAGGAGCCTTCTCTACCGGAAATTGCTATTGGCTGGCCATCAGTACACCGGGCGAGCCGCAAGGCAGATTCTACCAAATACACCAACGCGCCGCAGGTTATACCGATTGGTATGTGCGGCACGTAACGATGAATGAAGCCGTTGCCGCCGGTAGAATATCAGAGCAATGGTGTGCAGACAGGGTGGCGCAATGGGGTATGGATAGCGCGGTATACCAGAACCGCGTTCTCGGTGAATTCGCCACAAGCCAAACTACCGGAATTATACCGCTGTCTTGGGTTGAGCGCGCCAACGAAAATTGGCAAACCTGGCAAGCCGCCGGAAAGCCGCATAGAGCTTTCACCGGAGTCGGCGTGGATGTTGGCGGCGGGACGGGAGGCGACAAAATTGCAATGGCTTTGTGTTACGACGGCGTTAAGATTGACGAAATCAGGAGCGCCGCTTTTGCGGTTGACCCGTCAATCACCACGATGGAAATAGTCGGTAAAGTCGGCGGCATTCTCGGAAAAGGCGGGGTAGCCGTGGTGGACGTTATCGGCGTAGGGGCTGGCGTTCAGCACCGGCTAACCGAGATAGGCAAGCCGTCCATACCGTTTAACGCGGCGCTACCCACGGCCTACACTGACAGAAGCGGCGAGCTTGGTTTTGAGAATTGGCGCGCCGCCGGTTGGTGGATGTTGCGTGAATTGCTTGACCCGCAAAGCGGAGTTGACGTATGCCTTCCGCCCGATGACGTGCTTACCGGTGATTTGACCGCGCCGCACATTAAACGTATTGGAAGTAGTGGTAAAATATTAGTAGAGAGCAAGGACGAAATACGGAAAAGAATCGGGCGCAGCACGGATTTAGCCGACGCCGTGATTCAAATTATTATTGGCCCGCACCTTTGGCGAGAACGTAACACAAAGCAAGAACAACAGCGCGTAGTCTACGCGCCACGATAGGAGACAAAATGAGCGAAGAACAAACCGTTTACGAAACCGAGGAAGAGCAACCGCAGCCCGCGCCGTGCGACTGCGAAAAACCGAAGCGCGCGCGCAAACCGGCGAAAGCCGCCGACATTGAACCGTCAACCGACATTGAAGTCGAACCGCAAGCGCCGGTGCTGAGCTACCAGCCGCCGCGCCACAAGCGCCGCTGTGGGTGTCGTTAGGCAATGAAAAACCCATTTCGCCGCCAACCGTCCGAAGTTGACCGCCAGATAACGGCGCTGCGCGAGGTCGCCGCAACGATGCAAGCGGCGGCGGAGCGCGTGGCCCTCGAAACCAGCGCGCCGATGTTGCGCCAAAAACTAGCCGAACTTGACCCGCGCTTGCTCGACCTGCTTATGGATCAATCGCGCTATGAGCAATTGTTGGGCACCGGCGCACTTGGCAACCAACGCGCCGCCGCCATTGCCAACTGCCGCTATGCCTATGACTACGATGTGCAGATCGGCAATGCTACCGATACCTGGACCGATTGGGGATTTGGTTGCGCCCTGTCCATAACGGCGGTTGACCCCGCCGCCGACGTGGTATGGCAAGAATGCTGGAAGGCGGCGCGTAATCGCCCGGTGTTTCGTCAAAGCGTAGTCCACGAACTGAGCCGCAACGTTTTGACTGACGGCGAAATGTTCTTTGTCGGCACCGCCTCAACCCTGGACGGCGCTACTACCTGGCGTACCCTGCGCACTACCGAAGTGAGTGACATTATTCACCCGGCGAATGACAACACGGTTAATTTGTGGTACGTCATCGAGAAAGACGCCGGGCGTGTGGCGATCCCGGACGCTTTCGCGTGGTACGCGCTACGCGATCTGTACGCGGGCAACGTACTTCCGACGGACGTCACTGACTATAACGAAGAACTTTCCGGGCGTAACACCTTCGCCGTCATTGTCCCGGCGCAGCGCAACCGCAAAGATGACGGGCGTGGCTGGCCGGAGTTCCGCAAGGCGTTGCCGTGGTCCAACGTCTACTCGCAAATGTTGCGCGAATACGCGGCGGTGTTCTCAGCCGTGGCGATGTATGTTGACAAACTAAAGGCGCAGGGCGGCTCGCGTACCGTAACCGACATTATCACGGCGTTGCAATCCTCGCTGGCGACGACCGCCGGCGCTTACTACGATACCAACCCAACGCCCGCGCCGGGTAGTACTTGGGTTGAGAACGAGGCGCTAGACCGCACGCGTTTGCCGTTGGGTAGCGCCGCCGGTGACGCGCAGCAAGGCACGCTGACCGTCGGCACCCAACTGGCGACGGCGCTTGGCGTGAAGCTGAGCGACATTGGCCGACCCGACGCCTTCCAGAACAAAGCCACTGCCGACGTAGCCGCCGAATCCCCGCAGCAGCGTTGGAAGCGGTATCAGGTATTCTGGGCCGATATTTGGCAAGACGTAGTAGAAACCACGCTGCGCAATGTAACGGCCTACACCAAGCAACGCTTTGCCAGCTACGAAGCGCGCTTGTCTACCAGCCTACCGATGGATGTTGACACCGGGATCGTAGTGCAGGCAATGAAGGCCAACGATGACGCGGTGAATGCAATGACGCTTGATCCGGCTACGGCAACGCGGGCAAACACGGCGCTGCTTAGTTTGATGCTGAACGATCTTGGCGTGAGCGATGTTGACGAAATTATCAACCCGCCCGCGCCTGCGCCGTCTGCCGCGCCGACCGAAGCGCACTTGGGCGAGGCGCATATACCGGTGACAGTTGCGCACGTTTGCCCGCTGTGTGGTGCGCCGTCGGCGTATAGCTATGAAGGGCACCAG